ATTATACACTAACCAACATAGAAAGCAAGCGAAATCGGCGCTTATTTTAAAAAAAATGCTCAATAAAATCAACACTTTAACAATTATTTTCATTTTAATTTTGTCCGGATGCTCTGGAAAAGTCAAAAATTGTGAATTTTCGCCTGATTTAGAACGAATCGGCGAATCAGCGCTAGAAAATCAGAAAAATTTGTCGGAAACTGAATTGCGAGCTGCCAAAATGCGTTGTGACTTCTAATATAAATAAAGGTAAGTTTAAAATTATAACAAAAAGGCGAAAATGAGCAAAATGCGAGAATATAGTTTCTGGAACGAATCAGGACAAGAAGAAAAAACAGAACAAATGAGTTTAAAAAAGGCAGTGATGTCAATTCAATCAAAATTCAAAGATACAATGATTGGAGTTGAATATATTAGTAAAAAAGGTAAATCTATATCAGAATCAATAAAATTACCTTGGGGTAGAAAAGTAAGACAATCAATAGAGACTGAAAAGAAGAGAGCAGCTTTAAAAGCTAAATTAGCAAGATAGGAATAATCAATGCCAGCAGTAAGTAGAAAAGGCGATAGTTTGTCAACTGGACATATTTGCACCGGAACAACTACACTTGATACACCAGGTCAAAATACATGTTTTGCAAATAGTATTTTGATTGCTAGAGTTAGTGACCCTACTGTATCACATCCTTTTCCACCAGCGCCACCTTGTGCTCCACACGTTGCTAACGTTAATGTTGGTTCATCTACAGTTAGAGTTCATGGTTTGCAGATGGCAAGAATAGGTGATAGTACAGACGCAGGCGCTATGACTAGCGGTTCTTCTAATGTATTTTGTGGTTAGTAGAAAACGACTACATAAAACCTTATAAATATCCGTATGGCACAATATGACTCAAGCACACAAAGTACAAGTAACAGAAATAGTCGTAAGTTTAAGGATATTGATTTAGACTTCGGCCGTAATGTCGTAACTAATGATGTTAATACAGTAACAGATGTTATTGCTATTAAGAGGTCTGTAAAGAATTTAATACAGACTAACTTTTATGAGAGACCTTTTCATCCAGAATTAGGTTGTGGTGTTAGAGAATTGTTGTTTGAGAATTTTACTCCTATAACTGGCGTATTCATCAAACGAAAGATTGCCGAAGTATTGGCCAACTACGAACCGAGAATTACTTTAAATAGTATTAGGCTTGATGATGACCAAGATAATAACAGACTAGTTGTTGATATCTATTTTTACATAGTGGGTATTCCAGGTCCACAACAAGTATCAACATTTTTACAAAGGTTAAGATAATAAATGGCTCAACATAAACTTAAAATATCAGATTTAGATTTTGACCAGATAAAGGCCAATCTAAAAACATTTTTACAAAATCAAACAGAATTCCAAGATTATGATTTTGAAGGTTCAGGCCTTTCAGTATTACTAGACGTACTATCTTATAACACACATTATCTTTCTTACATTGCTAGCATGTCAACTAATGAGTTGTACTTAGATAGTGCAGATATTAGAAAGAACATTGTATCTTTAGCAAAAATGTTAGGATATACTCCATCAAGTCCAAGAGCACCAAAAGCAAATCTTGATGTTAGGATTAACAACGCTACCGGTTCAAGTATCACTATGAATAAAGGCACAGTCTTCACTTCAAGTATTTCTGGCCAATCTTATCAGTATTTAAACAATGAAGATGTTACAATTACTCCTGTTGATGGTGTTTACAACTTTTCAGACATAACTTTATATGAAGGTACTTTAGTTACATTTAAATATGTAGTTGATAGTGGAGATGTTGACCAAAGGTTTATTATACCTAGTTCAAACGCAGATACATCAACTCTAAAAGTTAGTGTACAAAATTCATCTACAGATTCTACACTTACAACATATCAATTAGCTGGTGGTTATAATTCAGTAAATGCTACTTCTAAGGTTTTCTTTATACAAGAAGGCGATGAACAAAGATATCAAATTTATTTTGGTGACGGAGTTACAGGTAAGAAATTATCAGATGGTAACATTGTTATCATGGAATATATTGTAACAAACAAGACAGATTCAAACGGCGCTTCAAAGTTTGATTTACAAGGCAATATCGGTGGTTTCACAGATGTGTCTATAACAACTAACTCCGTTTCACAAGGTGGCGCTGACGCAGAGACACAAGAGTCAATTAAGTTCAATGCACCTTTACATTATGCAGCTCAAGACAGAGCAGTAACAACTTCTGACTATGAGACAATTGTTAAGTCAATTTATCCTAATGCATTATCAGTTAGTGCTTGGGGTGGTGAAGATGATGAAACTCCTGTTTATGGTGTTGTCAAGATTGCTATTAAAGCAGCTTCAGGTTCTACATTAACCAATCAAACTAAATTAGACATTGTAAGTCTTCTAAAACCTTATAACGTTGCTTCAGTTAGACCAGAAATTGTGGATCCCGAAACGACTTCAATATTATTGACTTCTGTTATCAAATACGATTCAAAAAATACTGCTAAAACATCTTCTACGTTAAAAACAGAAGTTGTAGAAAATATTACAGCATACAATACAGATACGCTTCAAAAGTTTGATGGTGTCTTTAGATTTTCTAAATTATCAAAATTAATTGATGATACAGACAATTCAATCTTATCAAACTCAACAAATGTAAAAATGAGAAAATCATTCTTACCAACTTTAAATTCATCAACAAAATATGATATCTATTACAGAAATTCATTATATAATCCTCATGCAGGACATAATATGACTGCTGGTGGTATTTTATCATCTACAGGTTTTAAAGTTGATGGAAATACAAGTGAACAATTTTTAGATGACGATGGTAACGGTAACGTTAGACGTTATTACCTAGTTTCAGGTATTAAGACATATGCCTCTTCATCACAAGGTACAATAAATTACATAACAGGTCAGATTACATTAAACTCTTTAAATATTACTTCTATCTCAAATATTCGTGGTGAAGCTTCTACTAAAATAGAAATTACAGTAACACCAGATTCAAGAGACATTGTTCCTGTTAGAGACCAGATTATTGAGATTGATACTAACGTATTATCTGTTGCAGTTGAACCTGACACCTTTGTTGGTGGTTCTGCTGAAGCGGGTGTTGGATATACCACAACAAGTAGTTACTAAAGAGAAACAAAGTTAAATGGCAAAATTTGATGATAAAATCTCAACAATACTTAATTCACAATTACCTGAATTCGTTGTTGCTGACCACCCGAAATTCGCTGACTTTCTAAAGGTCTACTATCAACTTTTAGAGTCTTCTGAATTAGGTGTTACAAGTATTGAATCAACAGACGGTATGTTGATTGAAACAGAGACCGGCCAAACTAACAACATTGTTCTTAACTCTTCTGGTATTGGTTCAACACGAACATTATTAGATACAGAAGATAAAATCCTTTTAGAAGATACTCCTTACGGTAAATTTGAACGTGGTGAAATTGTTAAAGGCCAAACATCAAATGCAACAGCTACAGTTTTTGCAGAAGACTTAAATAATAAAAGATTATTCATATCATCTCAAAACAAATTTGTTAAAGATGAGATATTGGTTGGACAATCTTCTAATGCATATGCAATTGTAAATACAAACAGACCAAGTCCAGTTAATAACATTATGGACTTGTTAAAGTTTAGAGACCCCGATGGTGTAATTACAAATTATTTAAATTCATTTAGAGATGAATTCTTAGTAACACTACCAGAAACTATTGACGCAGGTGTTAATAAAAGAAATATTATTAAAAACATCAAATCAATGTATCGTGCCAAAGGTACTACAAGAGGTCACGAAACATTTTTCAGATTACTATTCAATTCAAATGCCGAAACACTTTATCCTAGAGAACAACTTTTAAGAGTCTCAGATGGTATTTGGGATTCTAAAAAGGTAATTAGAGTTAAAGTTACTGTTGGTAAAGGTACAGATTTAATTGGTAGAACAATTACAGGTTTTACTTCTAAGGCAACAGCTATTATTGAAAACCTTGCTATTTTCCAGATTGGTGTTGACACAGTAACAGAATTTACTTTAAACGCAGAAAGTATCGTAGGTACATTTCTAATAGATGAAGAAATACAAGGTACAGCTTCTGATACGGATGATTATTTTATTAAGGCAATCATTACAGGTATTCCAGGTACTAAAGTAATTACTAATGACGGTTCCTTGAACACTACAGCAGACACAATATCAGTTATTGGTGGAGGCTCAGGTGGTCTTTTCCAAGTTGACGAAGTTGGTCCAGGTGTTGTTGAAGAAGTTATCATTAATAATCCTGGCAGAGATTATAATATTAAGGACGCTTTAGTATTTGACAACACAGGTACATCAGGTTCAGGTGTTGCAGGTTTTGTTAGTAATATAAACGGTGATATTATTGCAGAAAATTTTGAAACGTTAATTATGGAAGATGAAACAAATAGAGGTGACGCTTATAGTGGAAGTTCTATCATGCAAGAATCTGGAACAGATATTGGACAAATTAGAAAATGTTTCCTTACAAATAAAGGTAGTGGATATTTAAAACTACCAACAGCTACAGTTAATGGCACAACAGGATTAAATGGTACAGTAAGATTATATGGTTCTAAAATTGGTAGAATTGTTAATATTAAAACAGTTGAATTAGGTTTAAATCACCAACTTGCTCCTAGTCCACCAACTTTAGTATTTTATAACAATATAATTGGTGTATCAAATTCAGGTTCATTTTTAACTAATGAAGTTGTAACTGGTGGCACTAGTGGTGCAACCGGCAAAGTTGCAGATTATGATTCTAATAAAGGACTAATAAGACTAGCAGGAGTATCAGGAACGTTTGCAATTGATGAAACAATAACTTCTGTTTCAGGCGGTTCTATTATTATTAAAAAATTAGATGTTTCAAGTGCGTCTATCAATGTCGTTGCTGTTGCAGATACAGATGGTCGTTTCTTAAATGAAGATGGAGAAATTTCTGAAACTACAATAAAAATACAAGACAGTTTATACTATCAAGATTTTTCATATGTATTAAAAGTTGGTCGTTCTATNAGTGAATGGCGAGATAGTTTCAAAAAGACAATGCATACTTCTGGTTTTTACTTTACAGGAGAAGTACAGTTATCTAGTAGAATTGACGCAAGAATTTCAACACCAATCACAGGTGCTGTTTCAGGTGCAGTTGATGACCCGTTCTTCTCTATTGCAAANGTNNTATTCTCTACTATATTTGGTAGAAGACTAGGAACAGTAGATGATGGTACTTCATTAAGAAACAATGCTTACATGGCAGGTTCTATTGACAATAATGCGGAAACAGGCGAACACTTTAGTGCTAACACTAGAGACGTGACACTAACTAGAGCTGGTGTTCATTTAGATATTAGGTCAAGTAAAAGAGAACCAATTAATGGCGTAGTAATTTCACAAGGTTGGGCATATGCTGGACCTAGATACAATTCACTTAACGTTTATGCAAATAGATTATATGGTGCAGGTGTAATTGGAAGTGGTAATACTTTTAGAACATTTAATGAATTAAAGGTATTTGGTACAAAATCATCACTAGATGGTCAGGACGCCGCTTTTTTAATGACAAGTAATGAACAAGGTAAACAAGTTAAGATGAATTTTGCGTTTCCTTCTGTAACGGCATTCAGTAAAGACTCATTTGATAACACAGTAACTAACTTTGCTCAAACAAATAGAACATTTGATGATACAACTGTTTAAAACAAGTATAAATAGTACAAAGAGGAAAATAAATGGCTAAACAATTAATAGGTATCGGTACATTAGCAAATGATGGAACAGGTGATAACCTAAGAGCAGGTGCAACAAAAGTTAATAATTTAATTGAAGAATTGTACACAACTCTTGGTGACGGCACGAATTTTACATCTGGTACTTTTATTACCACAACCGCTACACAGGCATTAACAAACAAAGATTTAACGGCTGCCACTAACACATTCCCAACATTATCTATTAAAGATGACGCAAGTACAATTGACGTTATAAATTTAGGTGAGACAATTACGTTTGAAGGTGGTTCAGGTATCAACACAACTGTAACTGGTAATAAGATTACCTTTGCTACAGACGGTTCAATTGTTACAGAAACATCAACAGACACATTAACCAACAAATCAATTAATCTTGCCAATAACACCTTAACAGGTACGGCGAATGAGTTTAACTCAGCAGTATCAGATGGTAGTTTCTCAACAACTTCTGGTTCTGAGACATTAACAAATAAAACTATTGATTTAACAGACAACACTTTATCAGGTACACTAGCAGAATTAAATACAGCAATCTCAGATGAGACAGTTGTAGGTAGAGCAACTACAGACACACTTACAAATAAAACGTTAACAGCACCAGTTATTGATATAATTGATGTAACATCTTCAGGTTCAAAAGCAAGATTTAATTTTGCAAATACAGCCGCTTTACCAGACGCAACAACATACACAGGTATGTTTGCAACTAAATCAGATAGTTCGGAAGCGTTCTATTCAGAATCAGGTGCATGGATTAAATTATTCTCAGAGAACAATACAATTCAGGATATCTCAAACGTAATTATTACAGGTATTGCTGATGGAGATGTATTAAAATGGAATGCGTCAACAACAAGATTTGAGTCAGCTGCAGAATCAGGAACAGCGGCCGCAAGATATGAAGACGCAACACTTAGATTAGCAGTAACAGCTAACGGGTCATCTTCTTACAGATTTACTTCACATTACGGCACAACAGATAATCCTAGTTTATACACAAGACAAGGTCAAACAATTGGATTTGACTTAGCAGGATTAAGTGGTGCTCATCCTTTTGTATTACAGACTTCAAGTGGTGCGTATGTATCAGGTAACAGAATTACAGTAGGTTTAACTCACGTAGCAACAGACGGAACAGTTACAACGGGAATAAATGCTCAAGGTAAAACTAGTGGCGTTTTATATTACGAAGTACCAAGTGACGGAATAACAGTTTATTATGTTTGTACTGCTCATAGTGCTATGAATGGTACTCTATTTGTAAAACAAAAAACACCAACAACTGATAAGACATTTACAGCAGATGGTTCAGATACAACACATATTATTACAGCAGGAAAAACAATTGACGATTTACTAGTTTTTGTAAACGGTATTTGTTTAGTGCCAACAGACGACTATACAATTACAGGTGAAACACTAACATTCATAACTGCTCCGGCTAGTTCAGCTGAGGTAGTAGTAAGGTACATAGGATAATCAATGGGAATTTTAACTAGAACAATCGCAAACAAATTAGGACAAAATCCTAATCCAGGTGTTAACTTTAGGAACATCCTTATCAATGGTGATATGAGTATAGCTCAAAGAGCAACTTCTAAAGCTTCTATTACAACTGATGGTTATTATACTTGTGATAGATGGAATTTAGGTATTGGTTCTTTCGGAACTTGGACACAATCTCAATCAACTGACAGTCCACCTAACCATTTTGTATCACAATGTATAAAAATGGATTGCACAACTGCTCAAGCTTCACCAGCAGCAAGTTCAAGTATGTTACTAGAATATTCAATTGAAGGTCAACATTTACAAGAAATTAATCAAGGAACAGCAAACGCTAAACAAACAACATTATCCTTTTGGCATAAACATACAAAAACTGGAATTAATACTGTTGAATTATTAGACGCAGATAATAACAATGCAGTAAGTGGTTCTTATACTCAATCAGTTTCAGATACTTGGGAAAAAGCAGTTATAACTTTTCCTGCTCACACAGCAGGTCCTTACGACAACGACAGTAATAGGTCATTAAGAATTAGATTTGCTATTGGTAAAGGTACAGACTTAACAAGTGGAACTTTAGCTACTACATGGCAAACAAGTATTACCAATGCAAACAGACACGCTGGCCAAGTAAATAATGCTGATAGTGCCTCAAATAATTTTATGCTTGCAGCCGTTCAATATGAAATTGGGCCAACAGCCTCTGATTTTGAAGGTGTGCCACAAGATGTAACTTTAGCAAGGTGTATGAGATATTATCAAAGAATTTCAAGACCTACGTACGGCGACAACACTGTATTAACAGGTGTAAATAGTTCAGCTAATAATTTATGTATGGTAAAATTAGTACATCCAATGAGAGCAGCTCCAACTATTTCTCAAACAGGAACAGCTATAACTCTTTATAGTCCAGATGGTTCTAGTAATGCCTCTGCTTCAAATCCTACTCTTTCAGTAGGCGGATTTGGTACAAACGGTGGTAGATTTTTATTTCCTAGAACAGGTAACATATACTCAGGATTTTGGATAGATATTGATAACGATAATACACACTACAACATTACAGCGGAGTTATAGAAAATGAATATTACATCAGCAAAATATATAGCAGACCCAATTACAACAGATAACATGAGTATAAAAGCAACAATTGACGGAGAAGTAATGTTTGTACCACTAGACGAAAATAATACACACTATGCTGAAATATTACGTCAAGTAGCAGATTCAACAATAACGATTGCGGCTGCCGACTAAATTAACTGGAGTAAGCAATGAAAACTTGTATAAATATAGTAAAGGATTAAAGAGAACAATATGCCAGCAATTATTACAAACAAATTTAGAGTACATAACAGTGAACAATTCCAAGAGTCTTTCTCAGAGGCCTCTGGTAACACGTATTACTTAGCTATCGGTAAACCTCAACCTTTCAGTATTGCAACAAGAGGCGATGGTAGAACACAAAATTTAGGTACAGACACAGCACCAGTTACTCCTGGTGATAATCTTAACAGTCAACATATGCCTTATGATGATATGTTAGCTGCTAAAAAGATTACAAGTTCAGATGTTGCTTTTGTAACACCAAGAAGAAACTGGATTACAGGTACTACATACGATATTTACAGACATGACTATAACGAATATCTTACTGGCACAACTACAAATCTTAATGCTACGTCTGGTGCAACAACACTATCAGACGCAACTTATTATGTACTAACTAGTGCAAGAAACGTTTACAAATGTTTAGACAATGATGGTGCAACTGCTTCAACAGTAGAACCAACAGGAACATCTACAACGATTATTTCAACCGCTGACGGTTACAAATGGAAATTCTTGTACACGTTGTCTGCTTCACAACAAGCAAACTTCTTATCTACAGATTTCATGGCAGTTTCAACAGATTCTACAGTATCATCAGCTGCCGTTGATGGTGCGATTAACATTGTACAAATTAAAACACCAGGTTCTGGTGGTACAGACGGAACATTCACTAACATTCCTATGAGAGGCGATGGTTCAGGTGGTGTTGTATCTGTAACAGTAACTTCAGGTGCTATTACAGCAGTAACAGTTACAGCTCCAGGAACAGGTTATACTTTTGCAACAATAAGTAATGCTCAAGTAGTAACAGCAGGTTCAACAAACTTAGTTGGTGCAGAAATAGATTGTATTATTGAACCAAAAGGTGGCCACGGATTTAATGCAGTACAAGAATTAGGTGCTTTCTTTGTAATGTTAAATACATCTTTAGAAGGTGGCGAGATTACAAACTCCGGTGACTTTACAACATCAAATGACTTTAGAAGAGTTATGTTAGTAAGAGACCCAAAATCGGGCGGTTCAGCTGCGTCAGCAAATACATTAAGAGGAACTAAGGCAATTTCTATGGCTTCTTCTCCTGCGCCAGGAACATTTACAGTTGACGAAGAAATCAATCAAGCTTCGACAGGTGCAGTTGGTAAAGTAGTGGCTTGGGACGCAACAAACAGAATTTTATATTATGTACAAACAAGATATAATAATGAAGGTATTGACAGTAACGGAAACCAAACAGCATTTAGTGGAGCAAACGTTATTACTGGACAAACATCTAGTGCAACAGCAACACCTGATACTGCTCAAAGTGGTACAGTAAATAATGTTACGTTCAGTTCTGGATATACAGGTGCGGAAATTGATGCCGACAGTGGCGACATTCTGTACATAGAAAACCGAGCGCCAATAACAAGAGCAGCAGACCAAACTGAAAATATTAAATTGATTATAGAATTTTAACCAGAGGATACTTTAATAAATGCCAAGTCCAACTGATTTTAACCTCTCTCCGTACTTTGATGATTATGCTGAAAGTAAGAAGTTCCATAGAGTTCTTTTTAGACCAGCTTTCGCAGTACAGGCTAGAGAGTTAACACAATCACAAACTATTCTACAAAACCAAGTAGAGAAAGTATCTGACCATATTTTCAAAAAAGGTGCAATGGTTATACCTGGCGAAATTGGGTATGACTTAAATTACTTTGCAGTAAAACTTACTTCTTATTCGGGAACAGCTACACTTGCTAATTTGCAAGATGTTACATTTACAGGTACTACCTCAGGTGTAACGGCTAAGGTTACAAATTCATCAATCACAGATGGTACAGACCCCGACACACTATTCGTAAAATACACAAACTCAGGTACTTCAAATAGTTCTGTATCTTTTACAGATGGCGAAACTATTACAGGTTCTAAAACAATTAACGGTGTTGTAACTGCTTTAACGGCAGTAGTAAATACAACAGCAATTGGTTCAGCTGCCTTTGTAGCCGCTGGTACATATTACATTAATGGATTTCATGTTGAAGTTGCTAATCAAACAATCATATTAGACAAATATACAAACACACCATCATATAGAGTTGGTTTAAAAATTGTAGAATCTTTTGTTACACAGAATGATGATGGAACATTAAACGATAACGCAGCTGGTTCATCTAACGTAAATGCTCCAGGCGCTCACAGATTTAAAATTGATTTAACTTTAACTAAACTTACAATCGCTTCAGCTGAAGACGCAAACTTTGTTGAATTGTTAAGATTGCAAAATGGTGGCATTCAAAACCAAGTTCGTACTACAGAGTATGCAGTATTAGAAGATACATTAGCAAGAAGAACATTTGATGAGAGTGGTGATTATTCAATAAAAGATTTTGATTTAGATATTAGAGAACATTTAAAAACAGGCAATAACAGAGGTATCTATACAGCAGCTAATGATGGAGTTGAAACTAAACTTGCATTAGGTATGGGACCAGGTAAAGCATACGTTAAAGGTTATGAAATTGAAACTATTGGTACTACTTTTGTAGACCTTAACAAAGCAAGAGAATTTAATACACAAAATAACTTTATTACAAAATTTGATGTTGGTAACTATGTTAATGTTACTAACGTTTATGGTACTCCAGATATTGGTTTCGTTTCTGGCAATACTGAAGCATTTAAAAGAGTTAACTTATATTCTAAAACTACAACAGCAAGAGGTACGGAGAACGCTGGATTAACTTCAGGTTTAAATACAATTGGTCGTGCAAAATCTAAGGGTTTTGAATATGTAACTGGTACTGCTAGTAACTTTGTATTTGCTAATGCTTCATCAACTAGTGCAATTTACAAACACTATTTGTTTGACATTAACTTATTTACACATTTAAATATTCAAACAGCACAAGCATTTACTACAGGCGAAAAAGTAACAGGTAGCACTTCAGGTGCAACTGCTACAGTAGAGTCAATTTCAAATGTAGAGACAGTTGCTATAACAGCAATGACTGTTGCAAATCCTAGTGTTGTAACATGTACAGGTCACAAATTTAGAGATGGTCAACAAATCTCTATCTCAGGAACAACAGGTCTAACAATTGATTCAGTTGCACAAGACTCGTCAGCAAGAGTATTTACTGTAAGAAATCCAGGTGTAAATACCTTCTCATTATTTGGTTCAGACGGAACCACAAGTCAAAATGTAACAGCATATACCTCAGGTGGTAGCGCTGCTCACGGATTAGTAGTAACATCAAGTGTTGGTGGAACATTTACTGCTGGAGAAACAATCACAGGCGGGACTTCAGGTAATACAGCCGTGATACAAAATGACGTAATAGGTTTTAAAGGTGCAACAAGTTATGACTTTCATAATGTTAAACAACTTGGTATGGCAGGAACACCAACATACACTAGTGATGTTTCTCGTTCAGCAAGTTACGGAGAAAGTTTACAAATTACAGGTACACTAACTGTAGCTAACAGTGCAACAGCTGTAACGGGTTTTGGTACTAACTTCACAAAAGATTTACAGATAGATGATGAAGTAACTATTTTAAATGACGCTGGTGGTACTGTAACGAGAACAGTAGAGTCTATTCAATCAGATGTATCATTACAATTATCAACTGCCGTTGGTGGTTCAGATGTATCAACTAAAACAATTGCAACTAGAAATAGAGCAAAGTTACAAGATAGTTCTAAAAACATTTCTATCTTTCCTTTACCACAGTCTACAGTAAAAACTTTAAAGACAGCTGCTAACGCTTCACTAACAGACACTAACTTTACAATAAGAAGAAACTTTGCAGTAACACTATCAACTGGTTCAGCAACAATAACTGCTGGTACTAACGAAGTATTTGGTTCACTTTCAGAGAGTGACTACTCAGTATCAATTATGGATATTGCGTCTGCTTCTGCTGGTGCAACTGGTGATGTAATGAGTTTATCAGGAAACAATGCAAACTCAAATCCAATATTTACACTTGCAGGTTCTCCTACAGGTAAAACATTAACTTTAGATTTTGGTACTGCTTATGCAAATGCTAAGATTAAAATTCTTGCTACTGTAACTAGAAGTGTTGCAGATAGTAAAACTAAAACACTTTCTTCTAACTCAACTGTACAAATTAGCACACAGTCAATTATTCAATCCGGTACAATTGGTTTAGGTAAGGCAGACGTTTATGCCTTAAAGAGTGTTAAAATGGCCGCTGACTTTAGTACAAATGCTACTAGTAGTGACACAGACATTACAGATAGATTTACTTTAGACAATGGACAAAGAGATAACTACTATGATATTGGTAGAATTAAATTAAAAACTGGTGAGTTACAACCAACAGGTAGATTACTTGTTACTTTTGATTTCTTCTCGCACGGTTCTGGAGATTACTTTGATGTAGATAGTTACTCAGGTGTAATTGATTATACATTAATACCAACTTATTTCTCAGATACTACAGGTAACTCTTATGAATTAAGAGACTGTTTAGATTTTAGACCTAGAGTTGATGACGCAAGTACAATAGATTCAGGCGGACAAGATAGAAGTTTTGATGGTACAGGTGCTTCAACAGTTGATGTAGTTAAATTTGGTGGTAATGTTAATACAGATTTTGAATACTACTTACCAAGAATTGATAAAGTATTCTTAGATAAAGAGGGTTCATTCAAAGTAGCTGAAGGTGCTTCTGCTGAAGTTCCTCAATCACCGAGAAGTTTAGATAATGCAATGCATTTATATACATTGTACATTCCAGCTTACACACTTTCTACACAAGATATTGATATTAAATCAGTAGATAACAAACGTTATACTATGAGAGATATTGGTAGATTAGAAAAACGTATTGAGACAGTAGAATATTATACTCAATTATCTTTATTAGAATCACAAACACAAAGTTTACAAATACAAGACTCAGAAGGCTTTGATAGATTTAAAAATGGATTTATCGTAGATAACTTTACTGGTCATGGTATTGGTGATGTCGGCAACCTAGATTACAAAGTTGCAATGGACATGTCAGTTGGTGAAGCAAGACCTACATTTAAAGAAGATTCAATACAACTAATTGAAGCAGACCAAGATGGTACAACAATCTTAGAAGCTGATAGAGTAGACGCAGGTTATCAAAAGACTGGCGATTGTCTTACANTACCATACACAGAAAAAACTTTAGTTGACCAACCTTACGCTAGTAAATTTATTAACGTAAANCCATTCAACGTATTTACATGGGTNGGTTCAATAGAATTATCTCCTCCAGGAGACGAATGGAAAGAAACTGAAAGAGCNCCAGAATTAGTTATTAATGAAAACGGTGCCTTTGACACTATGGTTGCAAACTTAGGAAATCCAAATCTTCAATCAATTGAAGTTGGTACAGTTTGGAACGAGTGGCAAGATATGTGGACAGGAAGACCTGTTGAACAAACAACTAATATTGGTGGCAGAGTAAGAGAACATGCATTTGGTGTACCAAACATTTTTGGTAGAGGCCGAAGAGTATTACAAAGACAAGAAATTACAACTACTCAACAAGTAAATCAAACTAGAACAGGTGTGAGAAGTACAATTGTTCCTCAGGTTGTTAGAAATTCACTTGGTGATAAAATTGTTAATGTTGCATTTATTCCATTCATTAGAAGTAGAACAATTAATTTTACAGGAACAAGATTTAAACCTAACACTAGATTGTATCCATACTTTGATAACATTGACGTATCAACGTATACTACACCAACAGGTGGTTCATTAGGTGGCAATATCGTTGCAGACGCTAACGGTGCTATCTCTGGTACATTCGCAATACCTGACGCAACAGTTGACAGTAATCCAAGATGGCGTACAGGTTCAAGAGTATTCAGATTAACAAGTTCTTCTACTAACGATAGAAACTCACAAATTGCAACTGCTGGTGAAGCAGACTATACAGCAACAGGTACTTTAGAAACAGTACAAGAAACTATTATATCAACTAGAGAACCAAGAGTTGTTAGAGAAAGTGTTGATGAAAATAGACAGATTGCAAGAACATCAACAAGAGAAGCAAACGTACAAGTTGGTTGGTGGGATCCACTTGCACAAACATTCTTAGTAGATGACCCAGGTGGAGTTTTCTTATCATCAATAGATTTATACTTCCAATCTAAAGACGCTAACATTCCTGTTACTGTTCAGATTAGAGAAGTTAAGAATGGTTATCCTTCTACAACAATCTTACCATTTGGTGAAGTAACATTAAATCCAGGTTCAGTTAATATTAGTGCAGACGGTACAACACCTACTACATTTAACTTCCCTAGTCCGATTTATATACAAGCAAATGTTGAATATTCATTCGTAGTATTAGCAAATACAAACGAGTACAATGCTTACGTAGCAAGAATTGGTGAAAACAATTTAGGTTCTGATAGAACAATATCAGCACAACCTTATGCTGGTGTATTATTCAAATCTCAAAACGGTTCTACATGGACGGCTGAACAAAATGAAGATATGAAGTTCAAACTAAAAAGATGTTCATTTACTACAGGTACTATCGGTACAGCAACAGTAGTTAATGAAGCATTACCTAATAGAACATTAAAATTAAATGCATTAAGAACAACTAACGCTTCAGGTGTTATTAAAGTTTCACATCCAAATCATGGTATGCATGATGTTAATAACAACGTGACTATTGCTGGAGTTCCAACTGGAACATACAATGGTATTGCTCACAGTGATATAAACGGAACATACAACTCAATTTCAAATATTACTTTAGATAGTTATGATATTACAACGACCGGCACAGCAACATCTACAGGTGATATTGGTGGTACAGAAGTTACAGCAACACAAAATAGACTTTACGATACTTTGAATTTAAATATTCAAACTATGACTGTTCCAGGAACATCACTAAGTTACAACATGAGACCTACTACAGGTTCTTCTGTACACGGAAGTGAAACAGACTTTGTTGTAACACCAATTTCTACTCCAGTTTCAGTATCGGCAAACGACAATATTTACTTTACAGCACCTCAAATGGTGGCTTCAGTTGTAAACGAAACTAACGAGATGTCAGGTAGTAAATCTTTATTTGTAAATGCTATACTTTCAACTACTAGTGAGAAATTATCTCCAGTTATTGATTTACAAAGATGTAGTGCAATTACAGTTCAAAATAGAATTAATAGTCCAACTAGTGGTAACACACCATCATTCGTTGATGACACAGCAGCTACAGGCACATCAAGTGCAGCTGTTTACTTAACTAGACCAATTGTATTAGAAAATCCTTCTACAGCATTAGAGATTAGATTAACTCAAAATGTTAGAAGTGTATCGACAGTACAAGTTTTCTTTAGAAAAACATCTGCTGAAGAGTCAAGAGATATTAATGACTTGAATTGGACACCATTTAATGTAAATGGCGAAGAAGATAATTCAGTATCTCCAGCAGAAAGTGCAGATAACTACAAAGAATACAAATATAGTGCGAGTTCAATGGGAGATTTTACTTCATTTCAAATTAAGATTGTTATGAAATCAACAAACTCAGCATATGTTCCTAAAATCAGAGACATGAGAGGCATAGCGCTAGCGGTATAATGAGTGATATAACAAGATTAAAAGTTGAAACAGATACTACATTAGTAAGAGATACTTTTAGCAAAGCTATTATTAATACTAATAGCAGTTCTTATACTGAATACATGCACAGAAGAGCAAAAAGACAAAATAACGGAGATGAAATAAGACATGCTGTTATAGAGATAAATAGTCTAAAGAAAGAATTATTTGAGATTAAAACTCTCTTAAAAGAAGTTATAGGAAAAAACAATGGCAGTTAAAAATATTGCAGTAACAGATTCATTAGAAACGTTTAGAACCACATTTAACGATATGGCCCTTAATGATATGGGAGATATTGCAAATTTAAGTGCTGCTATTTCAGCAACCAGTTTAGTTGGTGCTATGAATGAAACTATTAGTATTGCTACATCTACTGCTGGTTTTAGAATTGAAGACGCTTCATCTTCACAACAGTTAATTGGTGGTGGTGATATACTACGAATATTAGGTTCTGCTAACGAAATTGACGCCGTTGTAAGTGCAACAGATACCTTAACAATTGGTTTACCTAATGATGTAACCATTTCTAACGACCTAACAGTTACTAACTCTATCGGTGTCGGTACAATAACAATTTCAAGTAATGATATTACAGACAGTACAGGTACTATTCAGTTTGCAAACGATAATTTAGAAACTACTGGTACAATTACCGGTGCAGGTTTTACTGCTACAGGCGGAACATCAATTTTTGGTACTGTACAAATTGCCGGTAATACAATTAACTCTACAGACTCTTCAACTTTAATTATTGATGACAGCGTAAGTTTTACAACTGGAAAAACATTAACTGTAGATAAAATTTCATCTACACAATCATATATTGACTTTGGTGCAATTAATATATCAACCGATGGCCATTTTTATACAGCAACAACTGGAAACGGTGGTTTTATATTTGAAGGTGCTACACCTGATAGTTCAGAAACTAAAGTTTATGCAATTGACCCAACAGCAGATAGAATAATTGCTTTACCAGATGAATCAGGAACAGTTCTAACAACAGGTTCAACGGATACTATAACAGAAACAATGATGGCGAATGACGCTATTGGTTCTGCTGAATTAAAAAATGTTCAAACACTAGTAATTTACAACTCCGCTGGCGTAGCAGTAAAAACTATTTACGGCGCTGGCAGTTAATGAAAAAAGAGATAGATAATGGCTGTAAGAATACCACTTTACAATAACGCAGGTAATTTACAAGAGATGTCAGCTTCTATGATAACTGACATTAAAAATGTATTTAAATACCAATTTCAAGCTGGCAATCTAGTAGCTTTGTCTGTGGTTGCTTCTGGCGGAAATATCGGAACAATAACAGATTCAAGATTACAGGCAGGCGCTCAATCAACCAGTGTCTCATCACTTCCAAGTGAAGCTACAACAGCAGAGCCTTCTGTTGTTAATGTTACTTATGCCAAGATTTTACAAACAGTTCCAGCAACAGACACTTTAACTACAGACTCAGGTACTTTATATCCTGTTTATCAAGACGGTTCAGATATTAGAGCAATGACTGTTACTGATATGAGAGATACTTTTGCTGACCCAGTTGTTACTGAATTAGCTTCATCTTTAAATAATGAGACAACAGCCGGCACATATTTTCTACAGTCAAATACAACCCCATTGGACGCTAATAAAGAATTAGTTTCAGCTACAGCCGTATTTACAGATACAATAGCTGACACTGCTGCTTACACAGCGGGTGCAATACCAGAAACATTAGACCAACCATCAAATGTCACAAGTTATTATCTACATAGAAATATAATGGCTAGTCCTACGTTTCAACCACCTATGTATATTACAGCAGCTGGTCATATACAAGAATATACTTCATCAACTTTCAGTGCAATGGCAAGACAGTTAATGAATATCAATGTAACCTCAATAGCAGGTAAAACTATAACGTATTCTTTAGGAACATCTACTTCCGACTATGTAAAAGGAACTGGTATGGCAGATACAAGACTAAATGGTTCTGGTAACTATCAAACAAGATTTGTAGGTACTGACGATTATAGAGCTCAAGAGTTTCCGAACGGTACGGCAACTACTATAAATACCTATTACTTACGATTAGTATTAAGTTAAACATTATGGAATTAAATTATGAATATATTATTAACAGGCAGTGATGGCTTCATTGGCACACACCTTTCTAAACATTTAAAAAAACTCAACCACAAAGTAACATCAATAGATATTAAGTCTGGTAATGATTTAATAAATTGTGATTTAAACTATCACATAGATTTAGTAATTCATTTAGCTGGTCTATCTGGCGTAAGAAAGAGTTTAGATACTCCTACAGAATACTGGAAACAAAATGTAATCTGTGGTCAAAGGTTATTCGAAACATTTAAAGACGCAAAGATTGTGTACGCTAGTTCTAGTACAGCAGCTGAACCTTGGAGAAATCCATATGCAATGAGTAAATATTCATTAGAACAAATCGCAGAGCCATATAACTCTCTTGGTTTAAGATTTACTACAGTTTATGGTAAAGGCGCACCTAAAGGTATGTTGATACCTAAGATTTTAAGAAATGAAGTAGAACATATAAATACAAATCATAGTAGAGACTTCATTCACGTTGATGACGTATTAGACGCTATTACCACAGTCATGGACACCGATTTAAGAGGTGTCATTGATGTAGGAACAGGACAAACTAATTTACTTTCTGAAATTGTTAGTAGATTTGGAATAGAATATACACCGGTCATTGGTGATGAATTTGAACGTGAAGACAACCTTGCTAACATAAACGTATTAACAGATTATGGTTGGGAAGCAAAAACAAACATATTCGATTATATAAAGGAAAATAAAAATGTTCAATAAAGATAATTTTATAGAAGCTACTTTCATTGATACTGAAAGAAAGAATATAGAAGTCTTAACAAAGAGTGATGATGGTATAATAACACCTACCATTATACCTTTCAATGAAGAAAACCAGATATTCAAAGAGTTAATGAAAGTCACGACACTTGATAAAATGCATGAAGATACACACAATAAAAAGAAAGTAGAAGGTGAAGCATTTAAACAAATAGCACTCAAATTTGCCAAGGAATCTGGACTAATAGCAACCCTAGCTGTAGAAGAAAATAGAGAAGATTACTTTTCAAGTATACTTGACGGAATTACTAAAAAACAAACAGACGAAGACCACTTATTTGCTTTTAAAATAGCTGCATTTGAAAACTTAGAACAAATTAAAGAATCAGATGATATTGAGGGTAAAAAGAAAATAAGACAAGCAAAAAATAAAATTGAATTGTTTAGAGCTATTTTTAATATGATTGAGTAAAATGAATGAATATATTATGTACAGGTAAACCTGGTGATGGATTATTAAGATATAGTTATGAACATTGTTGTTATTTAAATAACCTAGGTATAAAATGTCGTGTTATTATTATACCACATC